ATTGCGACAGGAGGGGTGCAAGTGGCCCACTGGCGTGTTACTGAATCTGAAACTGTTGGTGACGACACATTTACTGCATCCTCTTATGGCACTGTAGGCTTTACACCTGACGCTGACGCTGACGGCTTTGTTGCTTACGATGACCTTACTGAGTCTGCTGTACTGGCATGGGTACACGAGTCAGTCGATCAGGACGCTACTGAGGCGGCACTAACAGCCAACATCGAAGCACAGAAGAACCCTGTGTCTGCTGATGGTATGCCTTGGTAATAGTAATAAGGAATAGTCATGTCAGATCTAGAGCAAGCATTAAGTCGGTTAGAAGCTCATGAGCGTGAGTGTAGTATTCGTTATGAAATGATTCAGATGCAACTGGACGCACACAATCAACGCTTTGACAAACTAGAGAAGATGATGACAGGCGGCTTTGCTTCTATTGCTATTATCGTGACTATGGCTATTGCTATCTTGGAGTTTGCTAGATGATTGAGTCGCTCATAGGGCCTGTTACAGGGCTTCTGGACAAGTTTGTACAGGACAAGGACCAGAAGGCTAGGTTAGCTCATGAAGTTGCTACAATGGCTCAGAGACACGCTCAGGAGCTTGCTAAGTCACAACTAGAGGTTAACAAGGTAGAAGCAGCACATAAGTCCTTGTTTGTCTCTGGTTGGAGACCTGCTGTTGGCTGGTGTTGCGTACTAGGTATGATGGGCAACTTTATGGTCATACCGTTTACCAACTTTGTTTTAGCTCTGTTGGCTATTGAAGTCACTATACCACTCATTGACCTAGAGACTATGATGCCTGTACTAATGGGCATGCTTGGTCTTGGTGCTATGCGTTCTTATGAAAAAACCAAGGGCGTATCAAGGGAAAAGTAAATGGCATATTATATAGGCACACAAGAGTTTGCAACCATTGGTGAAGCCACGGACTTCATGCGTAGGAATCCTGACGTAGCAGAAGAAGGTTTACGCATTACGTCTGAGCCTGTTGGAAACGAAGGTATGTTGACTGGCGGAGTAAAAGGTGAGCCTACAAAGCAAGCCCCTATTGTTCCTGACGAAACTCCTTCTGCTACAACTCCTCAGACCTTTACGTTTGTTGAGGGTCGTGAAAAAGGCGATGGAGACTTTCAAAACTATCTCTACGGTCAAACCGGAGAAGTCCAACAGGTTACCGTAGACGAACTACGTGACTACTTTGAAAGTGACGACGTAAACCGCCTACGTGAAATGTTTGGCACGTTTGATAACTACCTTGCTTACATGACTGAACGTGAGCAGTTACTACAAAGTGGTGACCTTACAGTAGGTAACTGGTCAGAAGCTGACGCTGGCTTTACCGAAGATCAAGAGATGATCCTTGAGGGTGACGCTGACCTTACTATTGACCCTAGCGATCCCGGTCAAAACCTAGAAAACCTGCGTAGACAACAAACTAGTACACAACAAGGCGCTTATCGAAACTGGTTGAACTCTGAAGCTAACCAAGCGTTGCTACAGAAGTACGGTGTACAGTCTACAGTGTATAGCGAGTCTGGCGATAAATTCCAGTGGAACGGTTCAGCATACGTTAAGGTAGAAGAAGCAAGCAACCCCGGAGTTACTGATTTTGCAAAGTCAGGAATCTTGGCTGCTATGACGTACTACATGGGGGCAGGACTTACTGATTTTCTTTCATCAAGCACATTGACAACAGCTTCCGGCCAAACAATAGCTGGGCCCGGTTTAAGTTCTTCGCTTGCTACAGGGGCATCTTCCGGTATTTCAAATGCTGCGATGCAGTTAGTAGCTACAGGTAATGTAGACTTTGGAGAAGCTTTAGAGTCAGCAATAACTGCTGGTCTAGGCGCAGAAGCTCTTAGGCAAATTCAACAGTCTGGTGTTTTAGACCAGCTTGTAGAAACAGTAGGTCAATATACCGAAAGACAAGATTGGATTAGTTTAGAAGACGGAACTTTATTTAAATTAGTAAACGAATATGACGCCAATGGTAATTTAATAGACTCTCTTAGTCGTGTTTTAATGCCAAACGGCGGAACTTTAAGTCTTGAAAACTTTTTACAATTTGCTTCCGAAGGAACTTTTGGAAGTCCTGTTCTTTTTGACGCTGTAGGTCTTCCTGTTTTCTTTTTCAGAGAAGGCTTACAAACACCTGAGTTTATAGATAGACTAATAGAGGCAGCGTCTGATGCTTACTCTGAAAATGGATCTACTTTTAATCAAATTGTTAACTTTCTTTCTGGAGGGTCTTCTTCTGGAGGAGGTAGCAGTTCGTACGAAGCAGTCCTGACTGGAGACTTAAACAGTACTTCAAACAACGCTACACTTTTAAATATGTTAAGAGGTGCTCTAGAAAATACGACAGATCCAGAAACAAGAGCAGATCTTGAACGACAGATAGAAGCTTACGAGCGAGAAGTAGAAGAAGACGAAGAAGAAGTAGACGTAAACGAAGACGACACAGTAGAAGACGCTGATTCAGTACTAGCGGATACAACTGCGGACAACGCTCCGGGCATTACAGAAGAAATGTTCCAAGACGTTGTGGAGCAAGTCAGGGCAGACAACCAAGTTGAAACGCAAGAAATTATTGACGCTATCAATGCCCTTGGTGTTGCTGACTTACCTACTTTAGCCCAGATAGAAGCGGCGTTCCCTGAGTTAGATGTTCCTTCGTTAACTGAAATCGGCAACACCGTTTCTACTTTGTTATCTGAAGCAGGTCTGTTAACTTCAGAGCAGTTTACTGAAGCCATGGCTGGTGTACTAACTCCAGAACAACTGGCTACTGCGTTGGCTAATTTGCCTTATGGTGACGCACAAGACTTCATAGACGCTATTAGTAATGCTGGTTACGCTACACCAGAAGACGTTGCAACTGCTTTGAACAATGCAGACCTAATGAGCAACGAAGACTTCAACACTTACATGGAGCAGTTTAGAGAAGACGTTGTAGGCGACGTAGGTACGCTACTAGACACAGCTTTTGCTGAGTTTGCTTTCCCTGAGACGTTTACAGACGAACAAATACAACAACTTAGAGACAGCATTGTAATACCCGAAAGCGCCACTATGGAGCAAATACAGGCTGCTCTAGACGCTTTGGCAGAACAGATACCTACTGCTGCTCCTACTTTAGAAGAAATGCAAACTCTGTTTAACACAGAACTAGCTAACTTAGACATAGCAAGTCCACAGGACGTAAGAGACGCTTTAGCAGAGTTTAACTTTAGTGAAGCCCAGATTGCACAGATAATCGACGCTTTACCTGAAGGCTTGTCTGTTGCAGACTTAGGAACAGCTTTAGAAGGTGTTGTAGTAGGAGAAGATTTAGACGCTGCTGTAACTACAATTACTAATGCTATCAGCGGTCTTGATATTGCGTCAGCACAAGACGTTAGAGATGCTCTGTCTGAGTTTAACTTTAGTGAAGCACAGCTTCAACAAATTGTTAACGCTTTACCCGAAGGTTTAAGCACAGCAGACCTAACCACTGCTTTAGAAAACGTAGTTGTAGGTACTGATTTAGACGCTGCTGTTACGACTATTACGGACGCTATAGGTGGCTTAGACATTGCAAGCCCAGACGATGTTCGTGAAATCCTAGCTAACTATGGCTTTACTGATGCCCAGCTTGAGCAAATTGCAGGATCAATAACAATACCTGCGTCTGCTACTGTTGCAGAAGTGCAGGCCATTGTTGACGCCATTCCTGCAGGTTTAACAGCAGAAGAAGTTGCTACACAACTAAGCAGCCAGTTTGAGGGACTTACTACAGGTATTGCAGGAGTTCAAAGCGGCATTGACCAGCTAGCCGAAGACCTAGGTTTGTCTACGGAAGGCCTTATTGCTGCTATTACGGGTCTTGGTGAAGCAACCGGAGAAGACTTAACTGACCTGCAGACAAACATACTTGAAGGCTTGGGCCTGCTTTCTCAAGACTTGGGCGTAGACATTGGAGACGTAGTCACCTCTGTTACTGATCTAGGAGAAGGTGTTGCTGAGGGCATCGAAGGTCTAGGTGAGCAACTAACGGGCCTTGGTGAAGGCATCACAGGTGTCCAAGGCGGTATCGAAGAACTAGCAGAACAACTAGGCTTATCTACAGAAGACTTAATAACCGCTATTGGAAACTTAGGCACCGCAACAGGCGAAAGCTTAACAGGCTTAGAAACTTCTATACTTACTGGCTTAGGAAGCCTAGCGGACACCTTAGGGCTGGACGTAGGTGAAGTTGTTACTTCTGTTACTGACTTAAGTGCTGACGTTGTTGAAGGTATCGCAGGTTTAGAAGATCAGTTAACAACAGGCTTTGAAGGTGTCCAAGGTGGTATTAATGCCTTAGCAGAACAATTAGGCGTATCCTCTGACGACATCGTAACTGCTATTGGCAACCTAGGTACTTTGACTTCTGAAGAGCTAACCGGGTTTGAAACCTCAGTCCTAACAGGGCTAACCGACTTGGCTAGTACATTAGGCCTAGACATTGGCGATGTAGTCACGTCCGTTACTGATCTTGAAGCAGGGCTTACAGAAAACATTACGGGACTTAGCGACCAACTTACTGGTGTTGAAGAAGCAGTAGGAGGTGTTACTACAGCCGTAAACCAAGGCATAGAAGACCTAGCAGACGCTTTAGGCGTACAAACAGACGACATTACGTCTGCCATTGTTACCTTAGGTTCGGGCCTTGGTGGAGAACTTACAGAGTTAGAAACTTCAGTACTCAGTGGTTTGTCAAGCCTTGCAGACAGCTTAGGCACTGACGTAGGCACTGTAGTAGACTCCATTGGTGGACTTGGTACTGGCATTAGTGAAAACATTCAGGGACTCTCTGACACGCTTACAGAGCAACTAGGGACAGGCTTTGGTGGGATCAGTGGACAACTTGAGTCTGGCTTTGGGCAGCTTGGGCAGCAGCTAGGGTTGGCTACATTAGGACTCTTTGGTTTAGGCGCTAAACAACCAACGGCTCAACAGATTGCTGCTGCCCAAAGAGAGTTTAAGTATACTCCTTTTGACGAAAAAGCGTCACCAAGACAGGTACAGCAGGTAGTAAAAACGGCGCCTATAAAACAACAGCCTTCTGCCTTACAACAACTTAATCAATTTTTAGACAGGCAGTCGACTACACCACAGAAACCCCCTAGAAAACCGGGAATGTTAGCATGACGTATTTAAACCTAATGAACAACGTGTTGCGTAGACTTCGGGAAGACGAAGTTACTACAGTCACTGCCAACACGTACAGCAAAATGGTTAGTGATTATATTAACGACGCTAAGAAAATAGTAGAAGAGTCTAACGATTGGTCAGCTTTACGTGACACTATTGTTGTATCTACTACTGCTTCCGACAACAGTTACTCTTTGACAGGCGCTGACGACAATGTAAAAGTCATGTCAGTAATTAATGACACACAAAACTGCTTCATGGGTTACCAAACTAAAGACTGGTTTAACGAGCAGTTGTATATTAATGAAGTAGTAGAAGGCGCACCACGGTACTACACGTACAGCGGTTTGGACTCTAGTGGTGACACGCAAGTACTCGTTAGCCCAACACCAGACGGTGTCTACAGCTTGCGGTTTGACGTGATTAAGAGACAGGCAGACCTAACTAGCGACACCGATGTACTACTTATACCAGCGATGCCTGTAGTCCACCTTGCGGTAGCTTTGTTGGCCCGTGAGCGTGGTGAGACAGGCGGTACTTCTGCCGCTGAATACTTTGTTGTTGCTGACAAGTTCCTGTCTGACGCTATTGCTATAGACGCAGCAAAACATCCTGAAGAAATGGTATTTAGGACTATTTAATATGGCACAAGAATTACGTAGCATTAACCTTGTTGCTCCGGCGTTCAAAGGTGTTAACACCGAAGACTCGCCGTTGGCACAGGACCCTTCGTTTGCAGAAGTAGCAGACAACGCTGTGATTGACAAGCGTGGTCGTATTGCTGCACGTAAAGGCCATGACGTAATTACCACTAACAAGACTGTCCTTGGGTCTGACTCTATACGCTCCATGAAGGAGTTCAAAGACAACGCAGGAAACACTAAGGTTTTTTCTGTTGGAAATAACAAGATTATTAGCGGTACAACTACGTTAGTCGATGAGACTCCCGGCAGTTACACAATCACCGCTGATAACTGGAAGATGGTTAACTTTAACGACAACACCTATTTCTTCCAGAAAGCATACGAACCGTTGGTGTACAATAACACAAGCGGCTCTGTTGTCAAGCTAAGTACTGTTACAGGTGCGTCAGCAGCAACGGACATCCCAAAGGCCAACGAAGTGTTGTCTGCTTATGGTCGACTTTGGTGTGCTGATATTAGCGATAACAAATCTACTGTTTTTTGGTCTGATTTATTAATTGGTCAAAACTGGACGGAAGGCACTAGCGGATCTATTGATATCTCAAAGGTATGGCCTGACGGTTACGACGAAATTGTTGCGTTAGCCGCACACAACAGTCTTCTTATTATTTTTGGTAAGCACAGTATTGTGGCTTATCAGGGCGCTGAATCCCCAGCAAGCATGACCCTAGCAGACACCGTTGCGGGTGTAGGCTGTGTTGATAGAGATACTGTGCAGTACACAGGCACAGACGTGTTGTTCCTGTCTCACACTGGTCTTAAGAGTTTTGGTAGGACAATACAAGAGAAGTCCCTTCCTATTAGTAGTCTGTCGGGAAACATTACCAAGGACATCATTGGTGGTCTACAAACAGAAAATACTTTCTTTAGATCTGTCTATAGTCCAGAAGAAGGTTTTTACTTGTTGACTTTTGTGGGTCAGGACACTACCTACTGTTTCGACGTTCGAGGAACAACAGAAAACGGGTCATACCGTGTAACACGTTGGGTGTCTACAGGGTTTACTTCGTATACAAGACAAGAAGACGGTACGTTGCTAATTGGAACGTCCAAGGGAATCAGCGAGTACGACGGTTACCAAGACGACGGTAGTCCTTACCGATTCAAGTACTACAGCCCAAGCTTGACATTTGGCGATAGCTCTAGAATCAAGATATTGAAGAAGTTGAAGCCGACACTGGTTGGTGCAAACAACGCAACAGTATTCCTTAAGTGGGCTTATGATTTCAAAAGTTCGTACGCAACGGCAGAATTTACAGTAGGTGACCAGATTACTGGTTTCTTTGGTGTAAGTGAGTATACTGCGGTAGAGTTTACTGGTGGTGCTTTGACAAACCAAAAAAGTTTAAACGCCACAGGATATGGCACAAGTATAGTAGTTGGACTAGAGGCTGACATTAACGGGTCTCAATTATCACTACAGGAGATTAACGTAATGGCCTTAATAGGTAAGTTGCTTTAACTAGGAGAATATGAATGAGCCTTTTAGATTATTTATTAC